ACCGCCGAAGAATTGGGCGGTCTTCACGGCCACAACTCCTAGGAGTGCGCCCTTGATCGCACCTAGCAGTTTGTCGGCTGCATCGAAGCTCTTCTTATCAGGCTTGATAGATAGCTTTGCGGCAAGTTCGGCGATGTTCATGGCTACCTATCCTTTCGTGTGGCGCTTGCTCGCTCGAGTTTCCATCGCCGCGGTTGCTATGTATGCGTGTGCCACCTTCTCTACATCAAGCAACGTCATCCGTTCGGTAACTTCCGTCCATGAGACCACCCGCTTTGCGATCAGGTACCAAGCCGTACCGGCCGCTTCCATCTCGGCACGTAGCTTGAGCTGTTCGCCGCTCTTCTCTACTCCTTGCTCGGGGCCTTCTCCCCCGAGCTTCCAGAGAAAAAATCCGAGAAGTTGACTCCGAGCGTCCACCACATGACTTTGAGCATGGTGAAGAATCGGCCGCGGAAAACCGCGTTGATCTCCTTGGGGGAGACCATCGATTGCTGGCGCGTCTTTACCTCGCCATCGTCGTCTTCATCATCACTCTCGACGGGAAGCGCGACCGTTGTACGCTTGAGCAAGTCTTGAGGTAGTGTCGCGTTCTCCTTCGCGGAGAGTGCTTCACCGAGTGCAGCAAGCACGGGCGCTAGCGTACCCATATCCTTTGAGAACATCCGCTCAATGGCATCCTTCGTGAGTCCACCACCGAGCGCCGAGATGTGGGGAAGCACGGCCGCCACGATCTTCAGCACCCGTGGCACCATTGGGTAGAGCTCGAGCGGATCGCTCACCTGGGTTGTGAATTTCAACCCATCGATCTCTGTCGTTTCACATGTGCGCATAACAACCTCCTCAGATTGTCAAGCCGGGTTTAGGCTTAGCTATTGTTTGCATACCGCAGATCATCGACCACGAGCGTCCACTCACACGGGGTGTGTTCATCGGCGAACTCCGAATCAGCAGGCTTCTCTAGCCACGCCTCTTTACCGCTCCAAATCACGGCGCCATCGTCGGCTGGACCGCCGTACTTGAGCATCACCGGGACGGGCTCCGGTCGGATGGCCTCTTCATCGTTGATGCCCATCGTGCGTAGATCCGAATTGCTCGGGCTTGTGCTCTGCAGGGTGAAGACCACCATACCGCTCTTATCACGGTTGCGTGTGCGAACGCCTTCGCCTTGTGCGCCCTTCTCGAGCTTCCACGTAGGATTGGAACGGTTCACCTTGATGAAGGTGCCTGAGTGAAAGCCCACCATGGTGTGACCACCGACCGTGAGCGTGACGAGGTGGGGATCGTATTGAGTAGCCATTGCATCCTCCTATTAGCCTGCGACCGTGATGGTCACGTTCACTTTATGGATGGCACCAGCGAGCTTCGCATATGCACGAACTCCGTTAAGAGTGCGCGTCGCGCGATCGGCATCCGAGATGGCAGCTTCATCAGGCACGATCACCTTCCAACCCGACAGGAAGCCCGTGCGCTCCTCGCCGCGTGCCAGCGATGCGCGTAGCTGGGTTTCGATCTTCGCGATACCGGGGTTTGACATCGGGGCCTTACGGCTCGCCACCTTCGCGCCGAAGATACCCTTCGAGGCATCATCCTTGAACCAGTGCAGGAAGCGCGTGGTATCGAAGAACTCACCACCCGCGGTCTTACCCTCGAAGGTCACAGAGATGTCGCTCGTCACTTGCTCGTAGCCATTCGCGTTCTTCCCCGTGAGGTTGTCGCGATGGGTCTGAGTGAGTGGAGATGGCGTGATGGTCGCGAGCTGCTTATCCGCCCACGTCTCAGTGCCCGGGTCATCAGGGAGACATGCGCCGAACCACGCCGCACCCGCACACTCGGCCGGGATATGGTGGTAGAAGTACATCGTGTTGTCGTATCCCTCGGTTTTCGCATCGGCGGCCGAATCCGTGCCGCCGGGCTCCTCCGTGATCGCCTCGGTCTCGTTGTCATCGAGGATGAACACGCGCTCGTTGGTCTCACACCATCCAGCGATGGCAGCGCCAACCACGTTTGAGTTGAACGCATTCCACACACCGTAGAAATCAGGGTCCGCGAACCGAATCGCCGTGAGGCCGGCCGCGTAACCCGAGCCTGGATCAGCGTGTGTCTTTGCGAGCGCTAGATCGTCCACGTTCACCACGGAGAGCGAAAACCAATCGCCCGCCGCGCTGCCCGTCACCACCACGCCATCGTAGGGGCTAGAGGTGGTGGCAACATCAGCGAGCGTTCCCGCCGTGCCATCGAGAGTAACCGCTTCGGGCGTACCCGCCATTGCGAGCGCGCGGGTGCTGGCGAACTTCGCCGTAGATGCACCCGTTACGATCAGGTAGTAATCCGTCATCGTGGTGAGGCCAGTGCCGCCCGTGAGTGCGGTGATCTGGAACGGACCATCGCCAGTCTGTCGACCATGAGGCGCGGTGAAGGTGGCCGTATCGTCCGACTCTTCTACCGCGAACGTTGCATCAGCAAACGTAATCGGCGCGAAGGTAGCGGTGAAGTTCTTATCGTCCACATCATTGAGCGCCAGCGCCAGGCCGTAGTGAACCTCTTCCTGGGTTGCCACGGAGTCACTAAGGAACTCAACGCGCTCTGCAGCGAAGCCCGCACCATCCACATCAACCGCGTAGGTGTAGGAGTTACGAACCGCAGCGGCCGAGAGCTCATACTTCAACGTTGGCTTATCGGTGAGCTTGCCAAACTTGATGCGCGTAGGTGCAGGGTCCTGGGATAGCGCCGCACTTGCAGCACGGTACTCCATGCTCGAAGTGTCGTCGTAATCCACGGCAACCGATGCGAGGTCCACATAAGAGCGCGTCATCTGACTACCCGTTCCAACGAAGTTGGGGGTGAGGATGAGTAGCGTTCCGAAACCCGCGCGGGTGATGCCCACCGAGTTACGCTGGATCGTGATGGTCACGTAATTGGTGAGAGCGCCCATGGTCGTTTCCTCCGAGGTGAAAGTAGCGTGATCCTGCTGATGCTGCTAGGGATGGTTTAGGTTAGGTATCCGGCCACATGCATATGCCCGTGGTCGATTGTGATATCTGCATCTGACGTGTCGTTAGCCACCCAAACCTCGATATAGTCACCGGATTCTAGGGTTGGGTGGGCCATGATTGTAACCGCCTGTATATCCGCACCCGTGGCGATCTTCGTTCGGATGATCGAGGCGTCCACCACCGTGCCATTGATGGCGAGCGCGAAGGCCAGTACCTGATCGTCATCTGCACACGTAAAGGCTAGCGTAGCTATCACGATAGCCGCCACATCCTCCGGGCCGTCGTACTGCAGCCGATTATCCGCCGGAGCCGAGAACCGGTAGGCACCTTGTAGCGTGGTCTCGTTCGATGCCTTCACAAACGTTTCCGCGGTGGCGATGGACGTCGGATCACCGGGACCATCGAAGTGGAGCCCACCCATCGATGGCTTTGCGCTCTCCACGAAATCACGGAGCCTAGCAGGCGTGATGAGCCCGCTCGTGTTATCCGCGAACAGCGTATCGAGGGTGTCCTTTGATCGTTGGGTGCTACTCATGGTTATCCTCCGAAGCCGCTGGCGAAGCCATCCCCCCACGGATCTTCACCACCCAGATCGACCGTGAAGCTGAAGTTCCGCGCACCATCATCAATATCAGCATCGATGTTCACCGTTTCGATGAATCCGGTGGTGGTGATCACCTCACCCGTAACGGTGAACGCGAAGAGCATCGTAGCGCGTGGTTCGATACGGCTTCCTAGCGCACCATCGAGCCGGAGCACTTGCTCGAAGTTCATCAGACCAATACCGGCCTCGCGGAGCGCACGCAAGCGCGGTGGGGTGAATGCCGTTGCCACCACGTCATTGAGCACGGCATACGCGGTGGTCGCATCATCCTCAGTCTCCGGCGGGTAGGCCGTGGCCTGGAATGCAACGCGGGTGCTTGCGATCGTCCGTTGGATGATCTCGGCACCAGGCTCCCCATCGGGATCTTCTTCTTCCACGGTTTGTGGACGATCGATCGGTATCGAGCTCTCGAATCGGAGCGAGATCCACGGATCAGTGCCATTAGGGCGCGTTGTCAGATGACCGTTACGCGCGAAGAGCACGCGGGTATCTGGCAGGCCAGAACCAATCTGAAATAGATCCTGTACTGCGGTGAGTACAGTTGTCCATGGTACGGAGCTCATGGCCGATCCACCTTGCTCACAACCACCTCATAGTGGCCAGGCCATGGGCCGCCGATCGAGATCACCTCGTAGCGCTTGCCCGCGATCGTCACGATATCCGCGCCGAACCCATCGCCTTCACACTTGAGTACGGAGCTCGTGAAGAGCACGCGCAGATCTTCCGAGTGCCGCGCCTCGGGTAGTGATTTCAACGTCTCACCATTCGCGGGCTGCATGTTCGCCACGATGGATAGCGTGCTCGTGCTCGGTGCAGCGGGCCGCCCATTCTCCGGCGGGTTGAGTTGCGAGCGCGTCACCGCATAGGTGGCGAGGTTCAAGCGAGGAGCGAGGCCCATCATCCACCTCTAGATGGCATGGTGGTGTGAGTGACCTCAGTGGATGAATCGTTATCCACCACCTCGTAGCTGATCGAATTCTTGAGGAGCCCCGTATCCACGAGCGGCCGTGAGCTACCCTTACGCGCGATGGTGGACTCCGCGAGCGGTGGTGGGATATCGATCTCGGTGAAGGTGTTCTTCACTTCGGCCGCTCCCCACGCGCCTAAGATCGCCAATGCCTTCGATGGATCCATCCCGTCGGTAACGATCGCCTTCGCCAGCTTGGTCTGCATCGCCGCTAGTGCGTTCACGCGACGGATGAGAAACGTGGAGCGAAGGAACGAGCGCTCCGGGATGCGGCCATCCCTCGAACCGAACTCGTGCACGGCCGCGATCTCTACGAGCGTCATCGGCGAACCACCGTCGGTGTTATGTGTATCACCAGCACCCTTGCTCGCGAGCACGCCCACCTTCACGTGAGCCTTATCGAGCTTATGGGCCCGAGCTAGAAGCTCATCCCATACCCGACGGTTGACGGTTACATCGCTCACCGAAGCACCACCGGGAATCGCGCACGGCTCGTATCGATGAGCCACTGCAGCATCCCGCCATAGGTGGAACCAACGAAGCTTGAACTCCCTGCAACGAATGCATAGGAGCGCGAGATGCCACCCTCACTCTCGGACACGATAGGTCCAATCGCGCTACCGCCGAAGGCAGGGTTCACCGTGGCCATGTGCGCGGCGAGATAGACGCGGGCCATCTTCAGCGCGCTTGGTTTGAACATCGACTCCACGAGCGCGTCATTCGCGTAGGCGAGGATTGCATCCTGCGTATCCTCGGCAACGGTAGAGAGTTCCGAGGCAATCGCGATGACGTCATCCCACGTTATTGGCGTGGTGGCCATGGCTAGTCTCCATCGACAATCGGCACCATCGTCACCGATACCAAACCGGCACCAGCGCCAAAGGTTGCAACCACGGCATATGCAAACGCCCGTGGGTGATGTACACGCCGCGTGAGGTAGGCCGATTGTGCGGTGAGGGTGATGGCCCCATCGCTCGCCGGTCCTAGCAGGCCGTGGCTATGCCAGTACGCGCGAGACGTATCGGCCGTATCGCTCACGGTGATGACACCGACACCCGCATCACCGATCGTGATGTAGATACCATCGAACGCATCACGCAAGCTGTCTGCCAGCTTAAAGGCATCATCGGTGGTTTTGATCACCCAATAATCCACGCCCACATCAATGCCCGCGGGGAGCGCGCTATCATCGGTACCGTTGGTGAGATTCGTGGCCGTGAAGTCATCATTAACGATCGTGAGCACCGTGGCGGGCGTACCGTCGGCGGTCTTCACCTGGAGATTCACCGATGCGGTGATTGCATCCTCGAAGTCTCCAACCGTGGTCACGGCGGTCTCGTAATGGAACACGATGATGGGGAACGCGCTCTCATCGAGCGTACCAACACCTGTACCATCGGCCGTGAGTGCGAGGGTGATATCGTTGCCTGCATCACCGGCGTTCGCCGCTTGCACCACGGTCTCGATAACCGCGGTGATCGGCGCGAGGTCTAGCGATGCCTTCGTGGCCGCTAGGTCATCGCTGGTGAAGCGAATGGGGCCATCACCCGTGAACAGACCATGGCCCGTCTTCGTAAACGTCTCGGTACCCGCGTTCACCGAATCCAAGTCAAAATTGGCAATGGCATGCGGATGAACGGCCGCACCATAAAGCGTCGCGGCCGTGAGTGCGCGTGCATCCGTCGCCCATACCTCGAGATCGAACTCGGGAATGGTACCTTCGAATGTCTGCCAGCCTTCGGGCACAAGTGCATAAACGGCCGGGGGAAGCGTGAGCGCGGATACGCCATCTGCTAGCGATACCGGCGTTATGACATTCGATAGACGTTTCATGGCTTCCCCCTCGAAGTTGCCAGTAGGGCATCAGTTAGTAGCGGGGCCAGGAATTGAACGCTGGTGCTCGTGGGTATGAGCCACGCGTGTTGCCGTCTCACTCCCCCCGCATCAAAGGGCTACTCCGTAAAGCAGGGCCCTATGGCTGGCTAGATGCCATCCATATACTTGACCGCGACGGGGTACCGAATAACGGTGCCACCGCATGATGCCGTGGTCGGAACGTACACTTCCAACCCGCGCTCCTGGGGAGCATGTGCACGGAACTCGTCGGGAACGAGTGCGCCGAGACACATCGGGTTGCGAGCATATGCCACCATGCGATCCGACGGGCCCGAGCCCGCACCGTCGCACTTGTCCCATGGCTCGATCGCTTCGATCCAGGGGTTGTTACGAAGGGCAAACTGCAGGAGCGTCGTATCCGTACCCGTGCCACGAGGCGTGGTCGCGAGGTAGGCGTATTGCTGCGTAGGAACCAGGATCGTGAACTTCTGGAAGCCCGGGGCATCCGTGCTCTTGAGCTGGCCGACAAGCGACATGGTGATCTTGTTCAGATCCGCGAGGACCTGATCACCCGTGTTGCCCGACGTGGCCCACGTGGGTCCGCCCGTCTTCGTGGTCGGGGTGAGAACATCGTCATCCACAATTGGGTCATTGAGCAAACCCGTGATGCCGTGCGCGGAATCACCGAGCGCGAGCATGTCGTCGATCTTCTGCTCGGTAGCAGACATCGCGGCGAGGACCGTTAGGCGATCCAGCGGGGCGCCAGTGGCCGCCGCTTGCTCGATCTCGCGAGTGGTCCAGCTGTAGTGGTTCTCCAGCTGAACAATCTTGCGAGGGGTCTCCACGCCGGTGAGCGAAGCGCGCGGCGAATCGTTGCCGTGCTTCGAGCCCGCCTTCGTGCGGCCCATCATCTGGTACATGCGATACGTGTAAACGTTCGCGTACGGAGGAACGCCAGCGAGCGCCGGGATGTACCGACGAGCAAGCCGACCGGGAATCAGGTTGATGTACTCCTGAGGATCGATTGACTCGAGGTCGCGCGAGAAGAAGACGTTCTGCGCTGCATCAAGCCGGGAAAGATTATAGAGCTTCATGATCTTGTGCTTCCTTTTCCGACTACGAATCCGCAGTAGCGTTGGCTGACATGGTCATATTGATCTCGAGTTCCGCGTACTCACCGGCATCCGCCGACGAGCGCCACTGGGCAAACTTCGAGATATTGACGCAATCCGAGGTGTCATCAGGACCAGTGCGGAATGCGCCAGGGACCTCATCGTCCTCAACCACGACTCGAACTCGAACCGGATCACCAGGGGCAACGGCCTCTTCTACGAGCACCAGACAGGTGCCCTCAGTGAGGATTGCGCCCGTCGCCTGGGGGGCTAGATCGCCATTCGCATCGAGCTCCACGTTACGCGCGAAGTGATGATCGAAGAGGAGGATACCCTTGAGCTTGGTAGCCATCGCGGCCGCCGAGGTATTCAAGAGCAGGATGCCATCGTCGGCAGTGCCCTGGCACACCATCACACCAAAGGGAATCCCATCAGTAGCCTCTTCCGAGGTACCCGTGCGATCCTCCCCTTCGAGCTTGAGGCCAGCGGGGCCCACTGCGAGATCGGTAATTTCAGACTGCGGCATGGCTAGACCCCTTTCATTGACGTGCTGGGAAGCGGAAGCAACCAAAGCTGGTTGGAAGCGACGGGTGCGGCTGCATCCTTACGCTCCTGAGTAGCGACTTCGGAAACGCGAGCGATGCTACGCGCGGTGGCCACACGGCGCTCGGTGAGAACGTCAAAGCGACCTTCGAGATGGCCATCCGAGATGGTGTCCGAGACATCGGCGGAAGCATCGAGTTGCTTGATCACCAGCGTGCGCACCATGCGATCGGTGAGGCCACGGAACTTGGATGCTTCCGGTCCGAGAACGATTTCGGCCTTACGCTCGAGAGCGACGCGCTTCTCGACGCGATCAACGAAAAGCTCATCGAAGCGCGCGATTTTCGCGGTTGCTTCATCCAGCTTCGTGGTGACCTGCTTAACGGCTTCGGTCTGCACGGCCGCATCATTGGCTGCAATGCGCGCGTTGGCCTCTTCGAGATCCTTCTTCAGCTGAGAAGCCTCACCCGATGCATGATCGAAGCGAGCACTTGCAGCGGCAAGCTCGGTAGTTGCAGCATCCGCGCGAGTGGTAACCTCGGCAAGCTGGGCATTGAGTTGTCGGATCAGCTCGTCTTTGTCCATGATGGTGTCTCCTAGGCCTGAGTTGTGCATAGGCGTTTGCGCCATGCAAGGTTTAGTTTTCTCGCATGCGTCACAACATGCATCCACACGAGCGGTGATCGAACAAGTGGCGCCACAATTACCCTTTGGCACAATCGCGAGATGATCCACGCGTGTGTGCCTTTGAAAACCCATTGATGTCGCGGCTTGATATCCCAAACTAACTTCGGTGATACCGCCGTCGATTGCGGCGATCGCGGCCGCGTCATGAACCGTCATCTCCACCACGGCCCTATCGTTTTCCAGCTTCGCGCTATCGATACGACCGATCACCCGATGAGGTACGTTATCGAGGAGCAACCCGGCCGGATGACCATAAGGTGCAGTCGGCGGGGCCACGATTGGTAGGCCAGGGAGCTGATCTACAATTCGTTGGAGCTCCGCGGTATCGCGATACTCGGCACCCCATTCGTACTGGAGTGCATCCCGTCGATCGTGGGTTCGCGCAACGGTGGCCGTAAACGTGGTGGTTGCACCACGTCTCACCATATTCGCGCGATCAAAATGCACTCTCATGGGTTAGTCGGAAAATTAGCCCCGCGGTACGACATTTGCAAAGAAAGGTTTAGCGATGGTGGCTAACCGCCCACCATGATCCTGTGTAGAGGCCAGCGCACGTGGGGATTGCTAGCCACCACGACACCTCGAGTACGGCGAAGAACCCTACCAATCCAATAACATACATCATAACGCTCCACCGGGCCGCGCCATGCGCATCACGATTCGCCACCGCGAGGGTGTTCTTCGAATCGGCATAGTCGATCGCCACCGCTCCGACGAACACACCGATGGCGAGTAGCACGATCACTTGCGCCCCCGCTTCACGGCTGCCTTCACCACGGCATCCGAAGCCTGATAATCATTACGATCGAGCCACGCCTTCATCGCCGCGACGGGTACGCGGTAGAACAAAGCGGCCAGGCAATCGATGCAATCGATCCGGCGCAGGAAATGGACGTGAACCCGACGAGCCTTCTTACCACACGCGGTTTTACTAGGCGCATATAGCGTTACCGCATGTATCACCTGGCCGCGTTGGAACATCACCGGCGTGAAGCTCGCGAAGCGCTCGTTAACGTTGTCGCGATTTCGCTTCGGTGGCATTCACCGATCATGGGTGATCGGGCTGATCGTGTCACGAGATGGCGTATAAGATCGCTTACCGCCTAGACCTCTTCGAGAATCCCATCAAACAACGGTTCGGCCACGCACCTGCACAAGATTGGCTCACCAGGTAAACCCTCAGATGGTGGATCGTTGTAACTAAATACCTTGCCATCAAGCACGGCATGCTCGGGCCTAACGCGCTCGTCGTTAGATGTATTCCACCGAAAACGAGTTACCCCCAGCTCCCGTTGCCGCGCCGCGTTTGTTTGGCCATACATTTTTCCGATTTGGTCACGGGCAATGATCTTTGCGCGCGTCTCACCGAAATCAAATTGATCTTGGAGCTCGGTAGCAAACTGATCCCACGGTTTAGCATCTTGCACGGCGCGTAAGACGCTAGTCTCCACACGGCCCGCGACCTCATCGCCTAGTTTCTTGATGAGCCCCACGTTTGAATTAACGAACGCTTCCACCAATAGCACTAGCCTACGATCGGTGAGGAACACATCCACCCCAAGCGCTGCCTTCACCTGCTTATTGAGCTCCACCCGTTGATGGCTGGCCGTGCGCTCTGCAAACTTCCGAGCAATACGATCAAGCTCGGGTGTCAGGATGGATGAGTTCATCTTCCTACGCGCCTCTTCGATGAGCTGGCGCACCCGTGAACCCTCACCAGCATCAAGCCGGTGATCGCGCGCGGCCGATGCGAGCAACCCCGGTAGCTCGTGCTTGAGATCATCGAACGTCGCGATCACTTGCTGCATCACACCGATGAGTGTGCGCTGGTACTCGCGCTCGATTGCGCGAGGTTCTATCTGCCGAGGGATGCGTTTACGCGGCTTCTTCGCCAGCCCGATGCTCTGCATCACACGAATACGCCCGGCCGTGTGTGCCGCGCGATAGTTAACCGGCATTCGTTACCTCGGGGGCCGGTGCGGCCGGTGGTCCACCAAACGGTGATGCAGGTGCCGGGGCCGTTGCCTTAAACGTCTCGGGTCCAACGAGCGCAATAGCCTCTGCATCATCGAGCTGGAACGCCAGCTTCAATGCGGCAATGCCTGATTCCCTCGAGATGGCACCGGAGTTCACGGCCGTGACCACCTCGATCAGCGATGAGATCTGCGCACCGTTGAGTGCTTCCTTCTGGATGTCGGAGCTCCCACCGAGTGACGCCGTGGCCGCTGCATCCGCCTTGGCCAGCTTCTCTCGCTCCGCGAAATCGATGGAGGTTTCAAACGAATAGGTGTCACCACTAAACCGGAATGCGGCGGCCTCTTCGGGTGAGTAGACTTGCGCGGCGATATACCCCGTGTCGATCTCCATCTGTGTCTTACGTGTAGCGACCTTCTCCGCTTCCGTTTGCTGCCATAGCGAGGGGAATTCCACGCACCATGTTTCGGGCTCCTGACCATTCGTGGGGCCCGTGGTGGACAACATCACCCACTTCACAAGCCGCTCGATCATAGGCCGGATGCGCGCCTGCAATTGCGCAATCCGATCGTAGAAGAACCGGATATCCGAGTCGCCTGTAGCTTGCAATCCGGCCGGTGCTTGGCCAAGTAACAAGGAGACAGGCATGTCAGCTGCTGCCGACAACCGCAACGCTAGCTTATCGAGTGTCTCGGGGAATCCACCCATCGAGACCGCTAGGCGCTGCACGTCATCGGCTTCATCCACCACCATCGCGTTAAGAATCGACCGAGCGGTATCCATCGCCTTTAGATGGGTCTGGAAATCCTCGTTAGAGGCTTGTGCGCTTGCTAACCCTTTCAGCTTGATCACCAGCTGAGAAAATTGTGCGAGCAAAGTAGCTGCACCACCAAACGAGAGATCGAAATCCGAGAGCACCGGCATGCATCGGGTAAGCTTATTGTCACCCCACCCATACTCCGCGCCGGTGATGTCCTCGCGCGTGACGCGGATACCAGGGAAGATGATCAACCGTGACTCATGGATCAACGGCATCCCAAGCGCTGCACCTCGAGTTGCTAGTGGATGGATACGGTACACCTCTACCTGGCCGGCCTTCGGGTCTGGTGCCTGGTAGTAGCGCTCGGGCCGGAGCTCACGGGGTTCGAAGATCACCAACCGATCGACGCTCGGGATCTGGGCTTCGTTGAGTGGTGTCTCGAGCGAACCCTCGGCATCGTTAATCACCGGCCAGATCGCGCACCCACCATAGGCGGATTCGTAATGCAGCGCTTTGGTGAACACCGAGAGCAACCCGTTACCCACGAAATCAGGCCCGGGAATCGCTTCGAGCACGGCCAGGATGCGCTCGGATTCATCCTTCTGGCCTTCACCGAGGTTCAACTCGATCCCGCGGCGTAAGGCTTCGTTACCGTGGGTCTCGACGATGCGCGCGACGAGATCATTACCGCGCCAAAGGTTCCGCGCTTGCGTGCTACCAACCACCCGGAGCTTGAACCGAGCTCCGCTCCTACCATCCTTGTTCGTACCAATGTTGGTGATGACGTTCTCCCAACTATCGAGGTGGGTAACATCACCCTTTGCATCGAGCCGTGGCCGTCCGTTGGGGTTCCCGCTCACATTCTTAGGGAAGCGTCCATTCGGAAGCCTGTTATTTTGCGTGGTCACCCTGTTTTTTGGCATGGCATGACGATGGCATAAGCCCGCGACACTCACCACACATCGATCGGATTGTGGCGTAGGCGCACGATCTTCATCTTCCGAATCCTGTGCGCTTGCAAGTAGTTCGAGGATCCGTATGGTGGAGCTACCACCCGCTCCGGGTGGACATGACAAGGCAAGACAATGAACCCCAATAAGACAACTCGCACCGAACTCGACCCTGTTTCCGAGATCCGCAAGCTCCGTGAGCGCGCCGAATCGATTGCAGAGCAGGCCACGAAGCTAGAGAAGCTCCTCGGTAGCGTGAAAGGAACCCGACAGATCAAACGGGTGATCGATCCAGCACGGCCCTACTTCGTTGGCCCCGATGCACCTGTTGAGGTTCTGTACAACGCGGTGAGGCGAGCGATCAGTGGTCCCAACGCTCGGAGCTCGAAGACACTGCAGGAGCTCGTCGAACTCACTGGTGAACCGAACCGCAATCGCATTGGTGGCGCGATCGTCAAGTTCCAGGTGGATGGTGAGAAGGTGGAGAACCTCGGTACTAGGTACCGGGCTTATTGGTGGCTTCGGCCGTAGACGTGAATGGTGTGATCGCGATGGCTGCAACCTTACCATCACGATGCGCACCGATCATCACTGGCGTGGTGGGTGTGTTTCGGAACACATCCACCTTGGTATCCCCGCCGAGCGCAAATCGCAGATGCGTGGCAATGGTCTTCATGTCATCGATGGTCACGGGCTCCACGAGCTTGAATCGCTTCATGGCCACAACGATGTCTTCGCGTAGGCTCATGATTCCCCCATCGGCTTTTTCGGTTCCAGGCCAAACTTCCTAGTAAGTGCCTGGCCATCAGGTGTATGGAGCCAACGATCTGCACCACCGATAGGCCATTCACGAAGCGACTCACACAACGCGCGGATGGCCTGCAATGGTGACTCACCCCACCCACGATGGGGAGTAGGCAGATCATCGATGTAAGCTGTTGCGCCTTTGCCGTCTACATCCCACTCGACGGTTAATGTATACTTCACGGATACACCTCGATGATCTTGCGTTGCTTCAAACGGACAGCCCACACGTAATCATCGAGCTCCTTGCTACCAAGGCTTGTGATGTAGGAACGCGACCACCCATCGGGGAATAGTGGTGAAATGCGCGCTAGGAACTCCGCATCGGTCTCCAGGTGCAGGAAGCCCGGCTTATCTGGTGCCTTCACTGCAACCACTCACACTCGGCCATTTGCGCGAACATCATCAGGGTGGCTAGCCCGAGGTAGACACCACCCTCGACTGCTACCACCGGTTCGTGGACGAGCACACCAGTATAGGTGGTAGCAGCCCCGAGCACGACATCACCAGCGATCAATACAGGTGGGATGCACTGATCTTTGGATGGTCGAACGGTTGCATGGGTGATGGACATACAACCCGATAATCCGAGCACGAGCATGATTTTCAGCATGCTGTTACCACGCTCGAGAGCGCCGGGTTATTTCCATCGGCGTAGATGCCTTCGGTGCGGCCGGTAGCGTGATCTCCTCGTCACCGATCGCGGTTGGGATGCCGTCGCTGATCTCATGGCGGGTGGTGACCTTCACGCGAATCGCCCGCTCGATGTCGTCGATCTCCTCGTTCGCGTAAGGTACGAAGTAGTAAGCAGCTCGCCTACTAACCATCGCGATCGGATAGGGTGACCATCGCGGTTCATCGGTGATGATCTTCACTTGTCACCACCGATCTTGATGAGCGCCCCGTTCGATCGCGCCATCGGTTAGGATCTTCTTCAACCGAACATCGGCCGCGCTCCAGGCCGCGCTCCTGGCCGCGCTCCTGGCCGCGCTCCAGGCCGCGCTCCAGGCCGCGCTCCAGGCCGCGCTCTCGGCCGCGCTCCTGGCCGCGCTCTCGGCCGCTCTCTCGGCCGCGCTCTCGGCCGCGCTCTCGGCCGCGCTCCTGGCCGCGCTCCAGGCCGCTCTCTCGGCCGCGCTCCAGGCCGCGCTCTCGGCCGCGCTCCTGGCCGCGCTCCAGGCCGCGCTCCTGAGTGTAGGATCACCCGTGCGCAACCATTCGGTGAGTACGGAGGGAAGCTCACCGAACTTCACATCCCAATACTTATCTAGTGCGTCACTCGCGACCTGCCGAGCAAACAACCGGAGCTCGGTGGATGCGTCGTAGCCCCATACTGGTGTTCGGGCCGTACACACGAACTTATCATCACCTGCATTCTCGACAAACGGGGCTTCACACTCGACGAGTGTGACCACATTACCGCACGCATAATGGAGGGCATCGAGCGCCCGTCTGGATGCGTGTAGGCCCGAGCGTGCTGGTACCAGGTCGCCCGTGTGAACAAGGCGCGTACCGACCTTCTCTAGGATCCGGCCTTCGCCGGTGTGCCAGTCATCGCGGAGGAAATGCCATGCTGTGATCGTGTTAGACATGGCGATACTACGCATGGCCTCACCAAACTATTTCGCGCGTCGCTTGGCCGTGTACTTGGCCACGATCTTCTTCGCTTCGGCCACCTTGTCGCCCGGACAAGCGAAATGGGTCTCGCCGTTGACATCTCCACCGGTTACCCGCGCACCGATGGCTTGCATCTCGAGTTCAAACGCAACCCACCAATCATCGGTGTGTTCCTCATGAACCTTGTCAAGCAACGCTAGCAGCGTCTTCGATAGGGTCACGGTGCACCTACGATCTCGGTTAATGGTGGCCGCAACCTACAGAACCGCACCTCATCTGATGGTGGCCCCTTCACCTGGTAGCTTCCCATCTCCATGCACTTACCGGCCGCTGCACACTCGGGGTAGGGGCACATTGAAAGCACGACCCGACGAGCTCTGCACTTCGTGCACTGACATTCACCATTAAAGTTCACGCTGCACCTAGCATCGCCCGCCCGGCCATGCGGAGATACGCACCAACGGACACGCTACCACCACTCTTCGCCGCTAGCTTCCTGGCTTCGGCTTCGAACGCGGTGTAATCCTCCGCGAACATGCGGACCATGGTGACCCGATCGAAGGCCTTCTTCTCCGTCGGCGGACGGCCAGTAGGTCTCGGGGTAGGGGCTTTACGCGGCTTGGTTGTCTTAGACATGTAGGCCATGGTGAGGGTTATCGCAACGGTTGTCAAGTAGATACCCGCTACCCCGATCGTACCCGATTAATGCTTTACAAGCGACGCTAGAAGCCCTATGGTTAGTTCATGACGAACACGAACGAGATGGACGCCACCAACCGCACCCAACAACTGGCCTCTATGTGGGCCCTTCAGGCTGAGGCACATGCCAAGGTGGTTGAAGCCACCGCTACCTTCGTGGCGTGTGATGATGACGCTAGCTATGATGCAGCGTTCGCCGCGATGGATCGCGCAATCGCGCGCAGTGAGTACATCCGCAAGTGTGCGGTAGTACTCGCCGAACAAATCGGTTAGTTGATGCGGTGATTACCGCTTGACATTGTTTGCTCGAACCCTCATACTAGGATCCAAGATGAACACCACCGAAGAGCACAACGAATTCGAGACCGAGGAAACCACCCAGGTGGAGAGCAGCATCCCGATGCGTGAGCTCGTGACCACCGATCCAGAAGGCTTCTACAAGGTGAACCGCTAATGATGACACCACACAACCAACGCCAGGCGATCCCAATCATCCGGGGCGAGTGTGCGACGGGCCCCACATGTAGGCGTTCGCTATTCGCGAATAGCGAACCTCTTGCTCTCGCGGCGTGTGCGCTCATGTTAGCCATAGCGATCATATACGTGTGCCTATGAAGGATACCGTGAGGTGATAACCAGACAAGTATGATAAAATCCTATCTAGTCATCTGTTTATCTGCCTGTCAGGGGTGGGGTTATGGCGAGCCTGTAGCCATCAAAGACCCTAACTATACTTGGAATCTGGTAGTAGAAGACGCCATTGGCATCTGGAATGATGCGCTATATGAGAAGTGCGGTGGAGAACCTGCGTTCTATATCGCCTATAACGGCCATAGTGTAAGCAGGCTGTCGCTTGATGACTGGCGCGCGAGGTACCCAAACAAAGGCCCTAGCGTTGTAGGTCACTATGATGATTTTAGTGAGACCGTTGATATCTTGATGCAGCCAGGACATACAGAGACAGAGCGCATGGTCCTAGTGCATGAATTAGGTCACGCTTTGGGTCTGAATCACGTAGATCCTAAAGGCGATCCCTTGTCGGTGATGCACTCCCTTACTGATACATACACCCCGTCTACCAAAGACATATACAACGTGGAATGTCCTTAGTTAGGGCTACGTTAGGCGCTTGCCATCCGGATCACTCCGAACTACTTCCACCCCATCCAGCGCCGGGTGTCGGTAGCGAAGTACTTCTGTAGGGTACTCGCCGCATCGATCCGATCATCTTTGGCACCCTTAGGACACAACGCGAACTCCGCGACGAAGGCCGAAGCCCATGGTGCGTGCTCGAGTATGTACCAGTTACCCGCTTGCACGCTCGGGCTCATGGCGTTCCAGCGGATCGCATAGTTATCGTTGTTCTCAATCGACACGATGCTACCGAGCTCCGATTGCAGGGTCTGGATCACGGCCGCACCGTTGGCCTTCTTCTCGATGATCTTGACCGTCACGGCGGGATAGTCCGCCACCACGTCCCTGATCGCCTGGATGGTATCGGTGAATGTGCGCGCCTTCGTACGGTCTTCGATCACGAACCGATCCGCCTTGTGTGTACCGATCACCAGGAGCCCTACGCATGATGCATCCTCCCCGAGTGATCCAAACGTGGCATCGATGGTGATGGCCAGATGATCGAGCTTCGGTAGCTGGATGGCCGGGCGTGTCGTGCACCCTCGCGGCCGTGCGGGTAGGTTGTGGTCTACGCTCACCCGACAACCCTTGAGCGGGTCCTTGTCGTCGGTGCGGGTAAGGGTGAAGAAATTCCAGCTATCCCGCTTGAACAACATCCCGTCATCAGGCACGGGCTTTTGGTTGTACTGCCCTGAGAATCCGGGCTTCTTCTTCAGCTCCTCAATGGTCTCGGCCGAGAAGCGTGCGGGGTGCAAGCTCTCATCGCGCACGGTGCGCGGATCGGTGTACCCGAACGGACTCCGCACCACCATCTCGGGATCGAATTCCAATGGCATCACCAGATGGACGAGCCCTTTAGGTGACATGGTGGACACCCAATGGCCGGTGAGATCGATCTCGTGACCCCTCTGCATAATCATCACGCGGATCGAACGGTCGTAATCGTTGATACGGTTACATAACGAAAGGTCCCACGTATCGTTGATGCGTGAGCGCTCCACCTCACTCACAACCTTCTTCATGTCGTTTGGATCATCCACGAAGATGGCATCACCGCCGAGGCCCGTCACGATGGCCGAGAAGCCCATGGCCATGCGTACGCCACCGCTTGTGTTGGCGAAGTCGGTATCCGCATTGTGGCCCTGATCGAGCGACCACGAGAAGCTCTCGCGCTCCTGGGTACCATCCTCGAAGCGTTCCGATAGGGTGTTACGGAGCTGTTGGTACCAGGGGTCTTCGATGAGCGCACGACACGCTCGCGCATCACGTACGGCTACGCGAGGGTTGGCCGACACGAACAGGGCCTTCCACGATGGCCAGCGCAACCACATCCAGGCCGGGGCGCAGATGCTCACGATGGTGGATTTCAACGCACGGGGTGGACAGTTGACGATGAGGTTCTGCGCCTTCATCCGGTACGAGGGATCCTGTTGCGCCTTGATCCACTCCTCTAGCATCGCTTGTACGTGCTTGCAGATTTCCTCAAGGTGCCAGCCCCAATGCAGCACGATGCCCGGGTTGATTCGTAGCCACGCCTTGCGCACGAAGTAGGAGAGCGAACGCCTACATTTCTCCGCTTCGATGTCATCCATCGTGGGGAGCATGCGCGCCATCTCGGCCGCGATCTCCGCGGGCTCCTGCACCACACCACGGTCTAGCTCCGCGCCTGCCTTCGAGTAATCATCCACCAATGGTGCAGGGTCACGGATCTTACCGCGATCGATCTCGCGTTCGGTGATACAGGGGTGAGTGCCAGTGCGGATGATCGCCTCGACGAATAGCTTGAGCGCACCCTCGAACCGGAACCACTCACCATGCTGGCGGTACGCTTCAAACTGATCTTGGATTCTCTTCTCCACCCGCGTGTAGCCATCGATTTCCGCGATGAGATCGATCGGCACCGGCGATTGCCCGGTGATGCGTACGAAGCGGATGTCATCCTTTGAACGCGTCTTACCGATCTTCACCAGCGTGCGATCTCTCGTGGCCATGAAATAGACACGGCCAGGCGCTTCTTCGCACTCACCCAACCGTTTGGTTAACGTATCGATGGCTTCATCGCGAGGGCACACGGGACATCGCCCGTTCCCGAGCTCACGGAGTATTGGATGTGGGCACATCGAACTCTCCGGCTCCGGCTTTGTCCTCGCAGATGCAGCACCTCTTAGCGAGGCCTACAAGATGGTTGGGCGGTTCTGGTGCCCAATGACTCGACCACGTTACATCACGGCAATAGCAGTGCGTCTCACCAGGCTTGCATTCCTCGTACATCATTTGCACCACATCATATGCCATGAAGAGTGCGGCCCCGACGGAATCACCATGCATCAACCACTCGATGCCGTCCGCTGAAGTGATGCAGGCGTAGAAGACCTTACTCGCCGCTTCATGATCTACCCAACAATGCTCGGTGCCCCGGTTGCACGTGCATCCATAATCCGGGTCCGTGTCACAATCCATCCCGCGCTTCACGTGTATGGTTAACTCTTCAGGCCTAGTCCACCCATTACGCTCATCCCACGGCTTGATGGTTGCACAATCATGGCCTGTCTTAGGGTGCGTCATGGCTTCACCTCGATCCCGCTAGCATCGATCACCGTCGACAATTGCTTACGCTCAAGTGCTCGCGCGTTGATGCGCTCGATCTGATCCATTTCCTCGAACGTGTAATCTTCGAGATTGGGTCGAACGGTATGCGTGACGTTACCACCCACTTCAATCTTCGCCATCGCCTTGCCTGCGAGGCGATCGGCGAGCCATTCGAATGCCCACCGACGATCATCGAATGGCATCGTAGGGTCACGCCACACGCGCTCCGCGAACGCTACGAGCTCATCACCATCTTTGGTGGACTCGGCGATCTTGCGTGACATCGCTTCGGCCATCGTTCCAGTGCGTACCTTGGCGCGTGTGCGAGTAAGTGCGTTCCCCGGGGGCATACCGCTAACATGCCGTAACCTGAATAGCTGGGCAACGGTTCGATCGAGTGTAGCAAAATCCTACATGTGGTAAAATCCTACACTTGATCTGGGGGTAGAAACCCCCAATTTAATTAATTCTACCCTACATGTAGGGAGATGTTTCCTAGATGTAGGTATTCAGCATTTCGACACCCTCATTTTAATTAATTCCATGAAATCATTCATGGTATGCCAGCAATTCGGAAACTGCTAACTATGTGGTATTCCTATGGTATGCCGCGGGTATGGTCGGGTATTTCAGGCCCTGTCATACCCGAGGTTGGGTATGCTAGCATACCCGATCATACCCAAAGTCATACCGAGATTCGGCAATAGATCCAACATCTTCTAGCGTCATACCGCGGCATACCGCGGCATACCGAGCGATCGTACCAATCATACCCGTGCTGCGAAGCACGGGTATGAGCTACCTGGTCTGGAATGACTGACGTGCCACTGAAATAATCCAGCGGCGCCGGGCGCTAGGTGGGTATGGCCAACAGCTATCTACTTGCCGGTGAGGCGTTCACTTCAAAGGCGGCCGTCCAATGCCGCGTACGGTCGCTGCTACAGGTTCTCGGACCTGTCAGCCCGCAACACCTACCCTTCGTGCTGGCGCTCCTAGAACGCCACCCATCGGCACAAACGAAGATCGGTGTGGGTGTCGCCAGTATCGAGGTGAGGGCGATCATGCCTTATGGCACCCACGGCTTCTGGATTCACCGAGTGGACGGATCAGGTACCGATTTTTCCTACCTGCAGTGTCTAAGCCCATCTACACGGCTAGCCAAGTTCAAGGCAGCATGCCGTACGGCTATCCTGCCTCAGGTAGCGGCGGCTAAATTTCTGGCCTTTGAATGGGCTAACGAGATCACGTGCCCGATCAGTGGTGAGGTCATTACCAGGGATACCGCACATGTTGATCACGCACCCCCATGGACGTTCCAGCACATTACGGATGAGTTCATCAGGAAGAACGCGCTAGACGTCACCACCATCGAGCTAGCCGGGGGAGGGGATGGCGAGACATCACAACGATTTGCCCAGCCAATTGATGCGTTTGTGTTCGCTGAATTTCACCGATCGCTGGCCGTGTTGCGTGTGGTGAGTAAGACCGCGAACCTATTGACGCTAAGAAAGAACTCTGGCAAGTGACGTGCCAGCGTGGTTTAGATCGAGCCGGGTGCGCTCTGGTGATGCTCCGGGGACTAGCTAGCCAGGGCGTGCCCATTCCCTACCCGGGGGCTTAATGAACACCACCGAATTTCTACGCACCATACAGCCATCAGGACCGTGGGCACTCGGTGCTATCCACCCTGATGATGGCCATAAGGCATGGCTGACAACGCGTGATCTAACCGCGGCGCAAGCCTTTATCACCGAGCAAGCCGCGTTAGGTCGCAACCTCTATTATCAACCTGACTACGCTCACCCTAACTTAGGACGCCTACGCGCGAGCAAGATCACGATGGTGGCCGCGAATGCCATCCACGTAGATATCGACCCGCCGATCACGGTCACAACGCCCGAGGAGCTCGCCGCATGGCAAGCCCAGATGAAGCAACGGGTGCTTACGCTAAACCCATCGGTGTCCGTGTTCTCGGGCAGTGGGTTTCAGCTATTGTGGTTACTCGATCAGCCTAGACCACTCGGGTTGGTTGGTGACGGCACGTTTCACTCCCTGCCTACACTCGTTGAAGAGATCGAAAGTCGAAACAGAGGTGTAGCCCAGAGCTTTGGAGCCGAAGGTGATGACATCGCCACGGGTGTGCAGACGCTCCTTCGCTTGCCCGGTACGCTGAACTATCCAAATTCTGCGAAGCGTGCCAAGGGCCGCACGGAGCCCGTGCTAGCGGAGGTGATTGCGATCGATGTGAGCAAGCGATACACCCTCGATCAGTTTCCACAAGCGGCCCCGAAGCCCGCCAAGGTGCGATCAACCACCGAACCGTCGATATATGGCCCGGCATCTAGCTCGTTGCTAACGGCCGCGCGTGAAGCACTGGAGCGACACGGCCCGGCCATCGTTGGCCAGCATGGGGATGAACATACCTTGCGGGTGGGTATGATCCTCCTGTTTGATTACGCGCTCACGATGGAAGAAGCGTGGCCCCTCGCACTCGAATGGAATGCGAGGAATCCGGGAAGACAATGGTCCGAGGATCGTCTCAGAGTGAAACTAGATAACGGCCGCACCTACGCTAGCGGGATCTATGGTGAGCAACGCGCGCTGTTCGAGAATGCCGAGAGCTTTGAGTGGATCGAATGGCTTGATGCCGTGCAGACGATCGGTGAGTCGCTGGCGCTGTTCAATCCGGCCGTGGCATGGGACGTGGAGTTCAAGCGTGCACTTATCGAGGTGAAACAGCTCGTAGATATCAAGGTAACGAACGTTCCATCACCTATCTTCACACCCTGTAGTGAGTTCCTAACGAAGGAGTACCCAGGTGTAGTGTGGCTGGTGCGCGATCTGGTGAAATCGTTAGGCACACTGATCATCGGTGGCGAACCGAAGACATCTAAAAGTTGGATGATGCTTGAGATAGCTCGTGCCATCTGCACGGGCACGAAAGCCTTCGGTTGGTTTGATACGGGCCCCGCTCGACGGGGTGCCTACTTCTCGGCCGAAGACTTGGGTGGTGACGTGCAGTGCCATCTCAACGCGCTGATCGAAGGTGCTAAGGACCAAATGCCGGTGGAGGAGCAATTGGTCCTTTGTCGTCGGAACCTGCACATCGAGCCACGTGGCCGGTTTCTCGATCTGTTGAAAGATGAAGACCTCGCGCTGATCATCGCGTCATGTCGGAGGTTCGGCCAGCTGGCCTTCGTGTTCATCGAACCACTCCGCGATATCCACTCGGGGGAGGAGAACTCATCCGATGGCATGGCACCCGCGATGAAGAGGCTCCGGCTCATCGGCGAGATCCTACAGGCCACGCCTGGAACGGCACATCACAATAAAAAGAATAGCGAAGGCCGTGGTGGCGAGAAGATGCGCGGATCAAGTGCACTCCATGGCTCGGTGGATTCTGGCATCTACCTATCCAACCTGGCTGGAGATGGCACCACCGAATTCACCAACACCGTGGAGAGCGAAATTAAAGGGGCGCGATCGGCGGGTACCTTCAAGCTCACGCTCACCCTAGAAGACGATATGCTAGGCCGTGCGGTATCCGCCAAATGGGCGAAGAACTCCGCGGCCGAAGATACTGGCGATGACAAGGTGAACATGTATGCCGTGCTCCGCGCCGTGTTTGAGCTGCAGACCCGTGACAAGCCCACCACGAACGAAACGATCCGTGCGCAAGCGAAGGTTGGCATGCGCACCCTCCCATATATCAGGGAGCTAGCCCGCAAGCGGGGTTATCTAGTAGCCACCCATTATGGGTGGAACCTAACCCCTGAGGGCCGTCAATATGTGATGCAACATGCTGAACGGGCGGTAATGATTGACGCGTCGCCGGTGAGTATCACCGATGTAGTTCCGGGAATAGATGGCAACAAACGTACGTAGATGATTGACGGAGGGCACCATGAACAAGAGCACAAACGTGGCGAAGGATCGACTTGAGAGCGACATTCGCTTCGCAAACAACATCGAGAGCAATGAAGCGGCGGCCATGCTGCTCGATCATGAGGATGCCCGGATGGATCGTCGGTTGCGCGCACTCACCACACTTGGGTGGTGGGCGGTTGCGATGGCCGTGGTGATGATGACGATGTGCTGCACACCTCGTAACGTTAGGAACTTCAAGCAAGAGCATGAGACGAGCGTGCGCATCACCGTGGTGTGCTTCGATGCGGCGAAGGGTATGGCATACCAGGGCTATGGCTCGGGCGTGATGACGTCGGCACATACGCTCCTGACCGCTCGCCACGTCGCGAGTAAGGAAGCCACCGAACATGGGTGCATCTATAGCGCGAGCACGGCAGACGGCGTGGGGGTGCTGGCATTGGTTAACCGCGAGTGGAAAGAGCACGATGTTGCGGAGCTCGTGACGTTGGAGCCCATGCCCTACACACCGATCAAAATCGGACACGTGCCCCACCCCGGCGAAGATGCGTGCGTGGTGGCCTCGTACCCAGTGTGGTGGCGCAAATGTGGCGCGGTTCAGTATTACCGTGATGAGCCACCAGGTGATATCGGGTTCGACGTGATCGTGGAGCCCGGCAATAGCGGATCGGGTGTCTATGATTCCAAGGGTCGGCTCGTTGGCATCACCACCCATCTTCGTAACTGTCAAAATGGGCAGTGGTGCGGCGGTAAGTTTTCGTCGCTCGAGTTCATGCTGTGAATCTTCGCCGCGAGGTCATCACGGATCCGTTGCAGCTAGATACCGCACTCGCGGTACGTGCGACGCTTCCGTGGTACCGCCGGTTTCTTCGTTACCTTTGGAGGATATGATGGTGGATCGAGTTGTGTTCGATGAGATCTCCGCACTGCACGCGGCATGGGTGGACCGTGGTGTGAAGGTAGCCGATGCCCTCGCGGCACTGGCTACCGTGCTGGCATCCACGGCCGTGAATGCCGGTGCTACCCCGATGGCACTCGAGATGCTCGAGACACTGATGGCTTCGGCTTATGCCAAATGCATGAAGCTACGGTTGGAAGCTGAGCTCAAAAAGATCAACCAATGATGCCCGTTAGGTGCACCACGTGCGGGCGTTCCAACCTACCCGTGGTGCCAGGATCTACGGGCGGTAACGGCACGATCAGTTACGCGGTAGCCCACGTGAATAGCGGCAACGAGCCCTGCTTTGCAGGGGTAACCCGTGAGGCGTTGGCAGCGGCTTGTGAGCACGATGCAATCGTCGAGTGGAAGCGAATGCTTTGGTCTGATGAAACGTTCTGGGAAATATGAGATTCCTACTTTACTTGGCCGTGCTTCTCGCGATGAGCCCGCTCGTGCTGGTGCTCGCGGTTGTCGCGAAGGTGTTGCGTACGCGGCACACGCCGGAGTTAGGCACGATCGGTGAAGAACACCCTGAAGACGAGCTGACTAACTAATGTCTCGAGCTGGCTGGCCATATGGCTCGTGCGTGGATAAGACCACACGGGCGATTCGGTGGATGGCACCCACCACCCTACAGAAGGGTGACCCTAATGATCACCACGGTGGCGGGTGCTTGCGCAAGTTCTACTACCGCTACGTGCTCGGGTTGAAAGAGGAGGAGAAGGATTGGCATACGGTCGGGCTGCAATGCCACAAGGAGATCGAAAACCATCTTCTCACGGGTGCCAGCACCCTCGGCCACATCTCGAGCGCGGTTAAACCCTACCTACCCGAGCCCGACATTCAACGCGCGCGATTGCTCGTGGAGCACGATATCGGTGGCGGTTCATTGGAGCGTGCCGATTTCGGTACGGCCGGAGTGCCGTTCGTTGGCTATACGGACGTGATCCGAGCCAACGCACAGATTCACGGCCTGGGAATTCTCGGCTCGGGGCAAGCGCACCACGAGCGCGAAGGCACCTACGATGATCCCATCGGCACCATCGAATGTCTTGATTGGAAGTTCGGTGGTGCGAAGAAGGGTGCCGATAACGATTACTCGATGTCAGGCCCGGAGCTCGCCAGCGACACCCAGATGGTTACCCTCGGGGTGTGGGCGATCCACAAGACTCCAAGCCTAGACGTACCCATCCGCCTATCCCACGTGTACACCAACACGAAGGGTAGGCCCGAGGCTTCGAAGGCCAGCATCCTGATCCCTCGCGAGAACCTTTTGAAGCGGTGGGAATACGTGGGCGCGGCCGTTCGTACTTTAAAGGACGTTGTACACGAATCGGACCATGAGCGCGTTCCCGGTAACAAGAATGCGTGCGGTAGTTTTGGCGGATGCCCATACGCCGGAACACCTTGCCAAGTCCCTATCGAATCCGGGCTAGAGACATTTTTCGGAGGAGCGCAGACCATGAGTATTCTTGATGAACTTAATATCCCGCAACCAACCCAACCCGCACCGATTGTGCAGGCTTCCGCTAGTAGTGTGGCAGCATTGCAGGCGGCCACCGCTTGGAAGCCTGCACAACCCACGAAGGAGTTCGTGGATGCCGTGATGGCGATCAATGCCAAAGGTTACGGAATGCCACCGCTCACTGGCGAAGCCGCGCAGATGTTCGGTGTGCTTAACAAGCACGACGTAACCGCGGACTACAAGTATGGTGGTTCGTTGGACCTCGCGCGTACCAACCCGGTGGCGGAAGCCTCGCGTGTAGTAGCGCTTTCCCGTGAGATGGCTGCACTACCGGTGAAGGGTACGCCTGCACCAGCGGTTGCAGCTCCTATGGGCCTCACATCACCGGAAACACCGGCCAGCGATCCCTCGAAGGCAGCGCTTCCGGTGGAGGGGTTCGCGCACCCCGCGGCCGTCACGCCTAATGTCCAGGTGCCAGGACTCCTAGCATCCGTAACGCCTACACAGGCGGTACAGGTTCTAACGAACACGACCGTTACACCCGCGGCCGTTACAGCACCTGCAGAGGAGCCGAAGAAGAAGCGCGGACCGAAGGCGAAAGCCGCCGGTGATGTGAAACCAACCGCCAACGAATCGGCCGACGATACCCAGAGCAATAGCCGTTGGCTCTTCATCGATTGCATCCCGAACGTTGCCTATGAAGACTGCTCGCGTTTCGTGGCCGAGTGGTCCACCGGTCTCGCGAAGCACTTCAAGTTGATCGCGCCCTACGATGACGTGCGCATGGCACCGAAGGATCATCCGCTGGCCTATGGCGCATGGAAGGGTGCGCTCTCGGGTGTTGCGAAGAACGCGGCGCAATCGTTGTCGCCTGGTGCCTATTACATCAACACCGAGAGTGAGCTCGGTGCGGCCATCGCGGAGGGTTTCTCCTTCGCGCGTACCAAGAATGCCGATGGTACCGATGGTGATCCGGTGTTCGAGTTGATCGTTAGACCGACGGTAAGGAGATAATCATGAGTGAAACTAGACTTCGCGAAGAGTTTAAGGTGCACGCGCTTAACGAGCTAGGTCGCGAGCGTGCGGCCGATATCGCAATGCGATTTTCGGCATGCCTTAACCATCTCGAATCGATCATCGGTACCGGCGGCCGTGCGATGGCACTCGTGCGCACGAAGCTACAGGAAGCACAGATGTTCGCGATGATGGAGATGGCCGGATGCGCCTGGAATCAAGAGGGCTACGTTGAACCTGTACGCTTACTAAATGAGCCAAGCCAGTGAGCGCCGGTTCAACCTACTTGTCTAACTACGTGGTGGTGAAGCGCAAGGATAGTTGGTGGCAACGTCGGGTTGCCACACTCCGCGCCTCACGGGTGCAACCGCCGACGAGCACGCCGCTCGATCGCAAGATCGCGCGTTCGCTTGAGAAGGCCAAATGAGGTACCAGCACACGCGAGCGGTCTGCCAGTTTGACGTGACCGACGTTAATCAGGCGGCCGTTCTAGAGCGTGTGTGCTGTCATCTACGCGAGCGTGTGGCTCGCGCGTTCGCGCAAGGCTTCACGGCCGCTATCGAAGGTGGTGAGGTTTCGCGCGAGTGGTTAGAAGAATACAAGGAGAAGGCATCATGAAGATCGGTGAAGCAATAGAGGCCGCTGCTAACCGTTTAGGATGGGATGTTCTTCGCGAATTCCGTGATGCACCCTTCCCGTGTGGTTACCCGCAAGCGGCGATCCACCCAGCCATTCCTGGTGTTCGTGGCGTGATGATCGAAACGGCCTTTGGCATGGTGACACCAGACGAGCTCCGCGGTCTGATCGCCGATGCTATCCGCGCACTCGATGAAGCGGAGGAGTAGATGCCTCGCGCGGTGTGCCCGCATTGTGGCCAGCCCATCAAGATGCAGCCCACGGGCATCAAGCAAAACGAGGGTTTCTCGGCCGAATGGTGGTGGTTGGAAACACACCCATCGAAGGCAGCTGGGGAGACGTGCAAGGGTTCTGGCAAGCGCATATGACCATCGATCTCGGCACACTCGTGGCAAACCCCTTTGTCAAACCTCAAGCCTGGCAGAGTAAAGCCCCCGATCCCACGTACAGCACGAAGCTACCCGTGCAACCGAGCGTGGAGCTCACGCGCGTGGCCGGGTTACCGCGTCGTGCACAACCCTCGAAGATAGAGCTCGATCAGCTCGTGGCCTTCATGAGCGCGAAGCTGTCACGGCTAAACCCCGCGTGCCAGTGTGACGAGATCCAACGCGAGTATGGCATGGTGGATCCTGACACGGGTAAGACGCCCGGGTGCATCAGGCTCCTTCGGCCTATTCAAGCATGGGCGCTCCTCGAGATCTATACGAAGCGCGGGCTCCTTGGCCCTATCGGAGTTGGACACGGTAAGACGATCCTAGACCTCCTCGCGGCACTCGTGATGCCCGAGTGTCAAACGGCCGTGCTCCTCGCACCACCTGGCCTAGTGAAACAGCTGGTGCGCGATTATCGAATCGTCGGCCAGCATTTTCAGATGCCTTCGATGATCACCCATGATGCGGACGCGTTCTCCGCGCTCGTGCCAGGGATGCCATCGCTTCACGTGTTCCCCTACTCGAAGTTATCTCGGCCAGAGAGTACCGACTATCTCGAGCGTGTACTCAAACCCGACACGATCATTGCGGACGAGGTGCACAAATTAAAGGCGGCCGACACGGCCACCACAAGCCGTGTGCTCCGTTACTTCAAGCACCACCCGGAAACGAGGTTCTGCGGGTGGTCGGGCTCGATGACGGATAAGAGCATCAAAGACTACGCCCATCTTTCTGCCCTTGCACTTCGTCTAGACTCCCCACTCCCCATCGATCCCGAGATCGTGGATGATTGGGCCCGGTGCCTCGATCCAGTGGCGTCACCGTGTCCCGAGGGTGCGCTATCCCAAATCATGGCGCCTGGGGAGCACGTGCTCCACGCGTTCCACCGACGGCTTACTGAGACCGCCGGGGTGGTGGCCACGCGTGTGGCGGCCGTGGATGCGGGGCTCGTGATCGCGGAGAAGGAAGCACCACCCATCCCGACACGGCCGGGTTTGTTCCAACCCGATCCGTCGAAGGTGGCCATCTCCCTTACGAAGGCTATCGCAATGGCTAGAGGTTGGAAGCGGCCCGATGGTGAGCCCATCCCTGATGCGCTCCAACGCAACGCCACCCTGATCAGGCTAGCGTGTGGGTTCTTCTACCGTTGGCGGTTTCCACTTGTACACGGACAACCGCAATCAATTGCAACCATCCTAGAGTGGTTGGAGATTCGGAAGATGTGGGCCGCGGAGGTCCGTGCCTCCATTCGACGTAGGCGCGAGCACTTCGATTCGGAACGCCTAGCCCGCAACGCGGCCGAGCGGTTCCATGGTGACCGTCCCATCACGGATAAGAAACTCCCGATTTGGGAGTCGGTGGTCTACCCCGAATGGCGGGACATCGAGCACCAGGTGGTGCACGAAACCGAGCCCATCTGGATCGATCACTACCTCGCCAAAGATGCGGCCGAATGGGCGCTAACCAACCGCGGGATCGTGTGGTACTCCGAAGCCGCGTTCGGTGAGAAGGTTGCAGAACTCGCCGGGCTACCGCGATTCGGTGGAGGTAAGGAAGCCGCGAAACAGATCTTGATGTACGACGGTAAGACATCGATCATCGCCTCGATCGATTCACATGGCACCGGGCGTGACGGGTTGCAGCTGAAGTATAGCGAGAACCTCGTGGCGAACCCGGGCTCGAGTAACGAGGAGTGGGAGCAACTTCTCGGCCGCACCCATCGCATCGGCCAGAAACGAAGTTCGGTGCGTACGCTTTTCTACCGACACACCCCGGAGCTAATTCGCAATTCTAACCAGGCTTTACGCCGTGCCGGGTACGTGCAAGGCACCATGGGCTCCGATCAAAAGCTGATCCTATCGGGGCTGGAGATGGTTGACCCACCCGAGGATGATGATTCTGAAATCGAGGAATAGACGGAATCCTCCGTCCGTTCCTTAGGCGCACGACAAGCAACGCAAGCAAGACAAGGAAAGAGAGACACGTATGACATTCGATCCATTGGCAGACCTATTTAGTGGACTAGACACGCAAGCACAAAGTGGATATGCATCAGAACCAGCGACGGGACGCGGCATTTACGCACTGACAAACTACGGACCAAAGAAGACAGACGCGGGATATATCGCAGTAGCAAAACTACAAGTGGTTAAGGCACCAGAAGGCTCGAACAAGAAACCAGGAGACAAGGCAGAAATCTCATGGTTCATCTACAAAGGCGTGAAGGAAGGTGGCGAACGTGAGCGCGGCCGTGCTCGCGATTTCGTTAACGCCCTTCTTGGCCGGCCGCAGATGACGCCAGCGGGACAACAGAGCGCACAACTCGCATCGGATGCACAACCCGGCCGGGGCATCCTGATCGAGATCGAAGCAACCACGAAGACGTTCACTTATACTAAAGGTGAGAAGGCAGGCCAGAAGGGAACCGGTATGGAGTATGAGTACCATCATATTCCTGGCCAAACGGGTGAGACGATCAAGGCGATGCGCGAGCGCCTTGTACCAGAAGTAACGGCTGCATCCGTGCAGCCCACCCAACCTGCACAGCCCGCCGATCCACTGGCTGGTCTCTTCGGTACCAGGTAACAAATACATCATGTCGAATCTAATCAAGCACACGCCAATACACTCTGATGGCCATCAACCTGTAACGCGGGTGCGTAGGTTCGATCATGAGTGGGAGCTCGCCGATTACGATTGGGATCCGTTAAAGGGTGAAGGGGTATTCACCTATGAGCGGACCGTCGAACCTGATCCGCTAACCAAGTTGGTTGAAAGTGTCGTGGTAAGACGGCCGCAACCAATCGGCAGGTGGCACGCGGGTTGGAAGGATAGAAACAAGTTAGCCTAAATTTGAGAACGGCTTCGGCCGTTCCGCGATGGGTGAGACACGCTCTCTAGCCGAACAAAATTGCGGGCTTATAACCCGACGCTACATATCATCCTGTAGCAAGGTTAGTAGGCATAAGAGAGATTGCTCACCTATCGCGGAGTGACCGAGATTGGAGATATATGAGTACACAATGCTGGTCATGTCGTGATGAAGGTAAGGGTACATGGTGCCGGATTTGCCATCGTCCGGCGGTACCCGCCGAGCTACTTGATCCGGTGTTCGGTGCACCACAAGAGCCCGGACGGCTAGGAACCTGGCTTCAAACCTACTCTGGTGGGAAGTGCTGGCCTCGTTCACCTCGAGTTACTGATATCAAGATCGAAGACATTGCGATCGGCCTAGCGAGGGAGTGTCGGTATGGTAAGCAAACGCTCCGGTGGTACTCGGTAGCAGAGCATTCCGTGATCGTTTCCATCCTTGCTGAGGAGGTTGCACTCGCGACACGGCCGGAGCTCGCGCTAGCGGTGGCCCGTGAGGGACTCTTTCACGATTGCGATGAGGCCCCACTGCACGATATGCCGCGTCCGATCAAACACGATCCTGGGATGCGCCTAGAGAGTTACCGGGCCATCGGTGCGCAGTACCGAGCCGTGGTCTTCGAGCGGTTCGGGATCAAACCCACCGCGGAAACCCACGATATGATCGACACCATCGATAAGCGGTTAGTGGTGGATGAAATCAACCAATTCATGCGTTGCCCATCCATGTATCTCGAACGCCATGCGGACGTACAACCGATAGGTTGTAAAATCCCAGGGCTAGGCCCTGATGAAGCGGTGGAGCTATTCCTTTCGCGCTTCGCTACCTTGTTCCCCGAAGAGCTGCGATGATGTGGGCCATCGGTACAGAGAGTGACGAGATACTTCGCGAGCGGCTTCGCTACGTAAGCATCTATGCCCATGAGGAGCCCATACTCGAGCGCGAGCTCCATACCGCACACGGTGAGAAGCTCGATGAGATCGCCGCGCGTTATTCCCTGAAGCGGAGGAGGTTGTGAGGTTGCGCCTAGGGGACGGCAACACCCGCCGCGTGCCATCGGTGCGCGATGATGAGCACGATTGGCGCCGCGCGATTATTGAACACGTGATGGGTGAGAAATCGTCACCCTACACCGGCGGTATCTCGAAACGGCGGAAGGCCCGAGATCGATCGCCGCTCATGGATAGGCGCTGGCGATGAATCCGCGACCGATAGCCGCACTATTCGTCGATAGGCGTGGGCCGTATTGGGACCGCCCCTATATCGATGCATGGGATGCTGAACGCGATGCGCGTAAGTATAGAGGCGCATTACCAGTTGTCGCGCACCCGCCCTGCGAACGCTGGGGGAGATACTGGGGTGGAGGACCGTCGGCTCGAGTGAAGCGTGTGCTCGGTGCCGATGGCGGGTGTTTCGCTAGCGCGCTCGCCTCCGTTCGCCGATGTGGCGGCGTTCTCGAACATCCAGAAGCAAGTCACGCATTCAGACGTTTCGGCTTATCTATCCCGCCAAAGGCAGGCGGTTGGATCTCGTATGGATCGCAGAGACCGTGCCGCGGCACGTGGTTTGAATCTTGGACGTGCTGTGTCGAGCAGGGACACTACGGGCACCCGGCGCGCAAGGCGACGCGGTTGTATTACGTCGGTCCGCGCCCGCCTGAGTTGATCTGGGGACCGAGCAACGGTATTCGGCTCGATGAAGGCTTCCACTCAAAGGCTGAACGCGATGCCGCGCGCGCGGCCGGACGAAAGCCCGTGAAGCGATTGTCAGCCGTACAAAACATCGTCACGCCACCGGCCTTCGCCGAGCTGCTTATAAGTCTGGCGCGGGGTGTATGAACACCGAGCGCCTATCCAAGATGCTAGCCGATGCGGTCTCGATCGATTTCGAGACGCACCTATCCCAGGATGGACTACGAGCACCACCCCCGGTGTGCGCTGCTATTGCATGGTGGGAGCAAGGTCGCGTCATCGGGAAGCGCCTGGATAAGACGCAAGCGTTGGCCGCGTTCCAGGCCATCCTCATAAACGAACGGCTCACGATCGTTAACGCGAACATCGCCTTCGATATGCTCGTGGCCGCTACCGAGCTCGCGAAGCAAGGTGTGGACGTACTCCCCGCTATCTTCAAGGCCTACGCCGCTGGCCGTGTGATCGATCCGCTCATCACCGAGATGCTTCACGCGATCGCGTTCGGTCTCCTCGGGTTTGACCTTCGAACGAAACGCAAGCTCACCGATCCCGAAACGAAGAAGCCGGGCCGTTACTCTCACGCCATCGTGCACGAGCAAGTGATGGGTGAGGTGGATGCCAAACGTAACGATCGTTTTCGCAAGAGCTATGCCTTACTCGAGGGTATCCCGATCAGCGAATGGCCCGAGGATGCACGGCAATATCCGGTAGACGATGCGGTGAAGACGCTACAAGATGGGTTCGCGCAAGCCGGGTTGATACCAAACGTTGGCCCCCATGAATTTGAGGATCCATTTAGGCCGGGCTCCTTCTCGCGCGCATGCCGGCATTGCGACAAGGAGATGCTAGCGGGTTTGGATCCGCGGTGTACCTCCACCTATGTCCGCCACAACATCCACGATTCCGCGATCCAAGCGTATACCCACTGGTGCATGGCGCTCGGTGCGGCGTGGGGGTTAGTGCCCGATCCTGCGTCCGTGGCCAGGCTACGCCACGAGGCGATGAAGGATCTCAAAGAAGAGGAGAAGCCGTTCATCGCGGCCGGTATCATCCGTGGTGAGGGTGCGCGCCATGGTTCGGTGGATGAGAACCACCTGAAGAAGCTCACGGCCCGTGCTTACGGTGCGGGCGATCATGCGCCATGCCCGGTGTGTATCTCGACGGTCCACCCGGGTGGCAAGTCGCGAGGTGCCCGAGCTCCGGGTAAGATTCCATCCCCTGCAACCCAGGGTAAGACGCTCATCAATTGCAAAGCATGTGATGGCTCCGGGTGGCTACTTCCTGCATCCGTTCCGCGTACGCCATCGGGTGAGATCGGCATCGGCCGCGATCCACTATCGGAGAGTGGCGATGAGCTATTGATGAGCTTCGCCGCATGGAACGAAGACGGCAAGCTCCTCACGAGCTACATCCCGTTTGCTGAGAGCGGCATCCTCCCCGAGTATCGGCTCGTGGTGCCCGAAGGTGCAACGCGCGAAGAGGTGGATCGGTTACTCGAAACGTGCCTCGCGGACATTGAGCGAGCGCAAGCACTCGGTCTCAAGATCACGATCCCGATCACGCTCTTCCCGAATCCCTTATTGGAGACGAATAGGACATCATATTGGGGGGTAATCCAACTTCTTCCGCGCAATGGTGGCGTTCGAGAATGCTTCATCGCCCGCCCTGGCTGCGTCTACTACTCCTGTGACTATGGTGGTCTAGAACTTTGCACATGGGCGCAGATCTGTATCTGGATGGGCTTCGGTTCTAAGTTAGGCGAAGCGATCAACGCTGGCATCGATGTTCATGGAAAACTAGGCGCACAGATGGCTGGCGTTTCATATGATGATTTAAAGACGCGCATCGTAGCTGGTGATAAGCACGCGAAGGAGTTGCGCGGTGCCGCGAAGGCCGGGAACTTCGGTTTCGCGGGAGATATGGGCGCGCTTCGATTCGTCCATCAGGTTCGCCAGCAAGGCGCGAACACCGAGCATCCGAGCGGACCTATCGTGAAGAACGGCAAGCGCGTCTATCGCGGCCAACGATTTTGTATCCTGATCGGTGGCAAGGATCGGTGCGGTATCGAGATGGTCACCACCTGGAACAAAAAGGATTGCGCGCCAACCTGCAAGGCCTGTCTCGAGTGCGCGGTGTGGCTCAAAGATGAATGGCGCAAGGCATGGCCCGAGCATAAGCCCTACTTCGAGCGCATCCAGAAGACTACCGATCTAGGGTGGCAACGGCACCCGATATCGAAGCGTATCCGCGGTGGTTGTGATTACTCCGCGCTGGCCAACGGTTACTTCCAGGAGCTCGCAGCGCAGGGTGCGAAGGCAGCGCTCAGGGCCGTTACCCGTGAGCAATACGATGCGGACTACCGCCCCGATGATCTGGGTGGCGAGCGTTCGATCCTTTACAACCGAAGCCGCCCCATCGCGTTCCTTCATGATGAGCTATTCGGTGAGATCCAACGGGATATCCTTCACGAGGGCATCATGCGCATCGACACCACCATGGAAACCGAGATGAAACATTACGTGCCGGACGTGCGTTGCAAGGTGGAGCCAACGGCCATGGAGCATTGGTTCAAGAGTGCCCAACCCGTGTGGGATGCGAACGGCCAACTCCAGGTATGGCAACCCAAGAAAGCGTGACCTATGGCAGACATTAAAAACGAAGATGCTCCGAGCCTACCCGCCGCGGAACCCTACGCGCTTCGTGTCGCCTCGTTCACCGATGATGATGGCGATACCCTGATGATGGCGATACCCTGGTGATGGTGCAGATCGAGGGGATTCAATTCTTCGCGATGGTGAACAACGCGGCACAAGGAATGGATATCGCGCAACGGACGATCGCCGCACTCATGAGGTTCCAGCAATCGGTAACCGTGGAGCTTACCGATCTCAAGCCAAAGGAAGGCAGCGGGAACTAGTGCGTGTCATCCCGCTACACGATCGTTGTGCGTTCATCCATGGGGACGTGTTCGCGGAGAGCTTGCTCCCTACACTACTCAAAAATCGCTCAATGGATCTCATCTGCACCGATCCTCCCTATGGTGAACACACCCATGCAAAGCTCGGTACCGAGCGCCGTAATGATGGCGGTAAGAAGCGAACGGAGCTAGCGTTTCCGCCACTTACTCACGAACAAGTGAGGTACCTCGCGGCCGAGTTCGTGCGCATATCACGCGGGTGGATCCTCGTGTTCACCGATGATCGCTCGGTTGGGTGGTGGGGCGATGGCATCGCGGATGCAGGTGGCGCCTGGATTCGCACTGGCTTTTGGTTCAAGACCAACCCGATGCCGCTCCTTCGTGCAGACAGGCCTGGTACTGGCGCGGAATGCATCGTCATCGGCCATGCCACGGGTAAGGATCTCTCGTGGCACGGTGGCGGCCGTGCCGCCGCATGGCGTGGACCGCGCGACCGTGAAGGCTTCCACCCAAACCAGAAACCCGCGTGGCTGATGCAGGAGCTCCTCGGGCTATTCGGTACCCCAGGTGGTTCGGTGCTCGATCCCTTCATGGGTTCGGGTTCAACGGCCGTACCGGCGTTCACCCAAGATCGTATCCCAGGCCTTCAACCTATCAACCTCGTGGTCTCCAAAGAGCAGATGGAACCCGTGCTTGATCTCGAGCTCGCCGTCGTCGGTGGTAAGCGGCCCCCGCTCCCCTTCGGTATGTCAGTGCTCGGAATAGAGGGAGACGAACCGACGTTAACCATCGCGACCGAACGTATCAACCCGCTACTAAGGAACCTATGACCACGCAACCTGAAATGAAGACACCCATCCTCCCAAGTGAAGGCTACAACTGTATGAAGGCCACGCGGCACTTCTTCGTCGGCTTCGAGCAATTCGTGATCGAATACTACAACGGCCCTAAGGTCGTGCAGGGTCTTGTCTACGAGTGCACGGAAACGGGCGCCCGCCGTCGGTGGGGGTACCAGTGATCTGCCATTGTAACGAGTGTCGCGCCCAAACTAGCGCGGCGATGTGGGGCCTACTTGCAGGCTTCATCCTCGGCGTAATGATGGTGAACGCGATGTGGTTGGTTATATGATTCGTGTAATTGTTGAGTCACCCTTCGCCGGATCCGTGGCTTACAACGTGGCCTACCTTCGCGCCTGTCTACACGATTGCTTCCTTCGCGGCGAAGCACCGTTTGCGAGTCACGGCCTATACACCCAACCGGGTGTGCTTCGGGATGACGTACCCGAGGAGCGCAGGCTGGGGATCGAAGCCGGGTTCATGTGGCGTGACGTTGCTGAGAAAACCGTGGTGTACACTGATCGCGGTATCACCGAAGGCATGCGACGAGGTATCGAGCATGCGGCGAAGCTTGGGCATGAGGTCGAGTTTCGCACCCTCGGTGATGCGTGGTCGGGCCCTGATAAGCTCTTCGGTGCCTTCCCGTGAAGCTCCTCGCCATCGATCCGTCGATCCGCTCGTGCGGGTTGGCGTTCTTTATAGATGAGCCATTGGCAAGAATACCCATAAGGCAACGGCTTATATGGAGCGGCCGTGTGCTCGCTGATAGCACTGGCGATATGGGTGGACGTTGTCTCTGTATGGCCACGACCGTGCGAAGTTTGCTTGCGCATCACCGGCTTGAACCCGATAGCCTCGTGTCCGAATGGCCGCAGATCTACACGGCTTCGAAGAGTAAAGGCGATCCCAACGATCTGATCGGAATGGCGGGTGTCGTCGGTGCGCTCGTGGCGCTATTGCTACCCAAGCTGGATTCAATCTACACCCCAGTGCCAGGCGACTGGACACGTATCCCGAAGGTGTGTCCGTCATGTAAGGGCCGCCGTGCGAAGATGTGCCTTGCCTGTAAAGGCTCCGCATGGGGTACACCACGCGGAACGTTGATCGCGGAATCGTTAACCACCGTCGAACGCACGATCGTCCATGATCAGCACGATGAGATCGATGCCGTCGGGATCGGGTTGTGGAAGCTCGGACGGCTAGTTACCCGCCGGGTATTCCCCGGTGCGGTGTAGTAGCACCCGACGTACGCGCTCGATGCGTTGCGAGTCACGGCCGATGAACTCGGGCCGTACGCGATAGCGCTTGGCCGCTTCGAGATCGGCATCGAGCTTCGCCAGCACGGCCGCGGGGTATACCTGGTGACGGGCGCACCCACACGGGCCTTCGCGGAGCTCGCCGAGTGGCAAGCCGTGGAAGGTGATATCGTGGGCGCAAAGCCAGCACAGGCTAGCGGCACCGTCACCTACGGGGGTTTCGCACTCGGCCGCATAAGCCTTACAATTCTCACACGTAACTACATCTGATGACATCGTCTTACTTAACCTTCGTTTGGATTGTGGCAGCGTCGCTCATCTGATAGACCACTGTGACATTTTCGTACGGGTAATGCTACGTAGTCTGGGGTACGGATGGGGTGTTTACGAAACGACGAAGGCCACCCTGAAGGTGGCCACAAACTAAGATAAAAACTTTTACCTTACGCGAACGCCAGCTCAAGCACCCGTTGTGCGTGCCTTACTTCCCACTCCGGCCCGGGATCATGTCGGCGGGTTGGGTCGATGCTCGAGTGAGTGATCATCGCGTGCTCGCGCTCGATGCCAGCCCACTGCACGATCGCGCGGAGCAATCGCGCGTAACCCAGAACCTGAGCTTCCGGGAAGGGCCCCGGTGTGCGGCCTACGAGCTCGATACCAACCGTGCAGTAGTTCGCATAGCCTAGCCCGGGTACGATCTTCGCCGTGTCGGAGCCCGCGTGCCAGGCGATCCTGGTGAACGGGATCATCTGCACGATGGTGCCATCGGTTTCTACGGTGGCGTGCCACGAGGACAATCGATCTTGCCCCCTCACGAACGGCCGCACCCGGTTCTTCGCCATGTTGATGGCCGTGCCTGCATCAGTGTCGCTCACGTGGCACACCACGCCACCTGGCTTCCCACCGGCGAGCGTGCCACCGAACCACGATGCGTGCGTGGGGAGTTGCGTCACGTCATCACCCATAAGCCAACCCGAGCTACTGACCGCGAGGTTTGGGTTAGCAGGCAACGATACGTGCTCGAAGTGAGCGGTAACCGCTGCAACGGTCTTCTCTCCGAACTTCCCATCTACCTCGTTGTCAGGGAAATTTAAGACTAGTTGGTTGAATTCATCGGCGTTCATAGGGCCCTCTATCGGTGAAGAACGCAGCCATGGCCTTCTTCTCCTCGGTTGTTTCGGTGCCTATAAGGAGATCACGCCCCGCGGGTGGTTCCTTGCCGATGCCAGGGTCAACGGGTAGCACGCCACGTTTGATGAGTAATCCGCGAAGCATCATGAGACCGCAAAGCATGTGGTCAATTTCGGGTAGCCCTGATTCCTCATCAACCGATGCAAGCGAGTTGAAGTCAAACGTGCCATCGGGCCGTTGTGCCGATGCGAGGTGACGGAGTGCACCACCCGCATAGCGGCCACCGAACTCATCATCAGTTGCCGTGTACCAGTTGCCCCGGGCGTACTTGCGGGCTCCATAGCCAAAGACCCTGGCCGCACCTTTGATCGAATCCAATGGCACGAGGTCCAGCGGGATTTTACCGGCCGCGGTTTTAATCTTTTGGTCGCTCATGGGATGATGCTCGCCACGGGGTAGGTACGGATTACTTCGGCCTTTGAATGGCGGCCAACATCACCTTCGCGTTTGACCACGCGGCCCGATAGCGAGCGTGAGCCCAGCGCGGCACACCGTCGGACGTACCCGACGAGCGGGTGCATGATGCAGCCACAAGTAAACTCGGTGGCACGGGTGGTGGTCACAATCTCTTCAGGTCTATGTTTGCGATGCACTATTCTTCTCCTCGATCTTTCTGATGATTTGTCGGATGCCAATTACGTTGCGTTGGATGCGGCCGTCTTCTACGTCGAAGATGTCGCACTTCATGTCTCGGCCGGAGCCATACCCACTCTCGGCCGCGAACTTATCCTTCCCTGCCAGGGTGCGCATGGTTTCAACGATGACACCCGAGCGTGTCTCGAGTGCCGAGTCATGGTGCACGTGGCCGCAGTAGTAATGACGGTGATCGGTGCAGCCCCAATCTTCCTTCCGATGCATCGCCATCAGCTCACCGAGCGAAGCGCGATCCTTCACGGTATGGGTGTGCGTGGAGCCGATGAGGTTCTTACCGAAGCGCTCGTAGTAAAACAACCCAGCGGTCTGATCGATCTTCACTCGCGGCTCATCCTTGAAGAATAGCGTGAGCGCAAGCTGCAACATCACGGCCGAGTGTGGATCGTGGTTGCCTGGAACCATCCATCCGTCGACTTGCTCGAACTTCGTTAGCATCTTACGCACAAGCCAGATGAGTGCGTTTACCGACGAGCGAATTACCTTCGGCCAACGCGTATCTACATCGAGTTGATGGTGGCCGCGTAGCGTTTGATTGCTCGAGTTGTCCGCGTGCACGAAATCACCGAGGTTAATAAGCAACCCTCGCTTCGCACGGGGTGCACTCTCGACGAGCGCATCCATGGCGGTACAATGATATTGCTCCGCGAGTTGCAGATCGTAATCATCGCCTGTCTCGGCCGCCCACGAGTATTGGCCGAAGTGCGGATCACCCATCGGGATGACGCACATTAGACGCTCGTCTATCCTGGCGGTCTCGAGCTTTACCGGTTCACGCACCGGCCACTTCTCGGCGAGCGCGCCGATGGCATCAAGGAGCCACTGCTCGCGCTTGGCCTTCGCCTCTTGCTCGGGTGTAAAGATCTGCCATTGCTGGATGATCCGCTCGTTACCGTCGGTGAGTGTAGAGATGCGCTTGAGCGCATAACCATCGGGGACCGTTAGGTGAGGCGCGGGGGTGACGCGCTCGGGCCGCGCGCCAATAAACTGCTTCTTCGCCTCACCATTTTCATCCACTTCAGTGGATAGCTTGGATACCTCGAACCCATCTGGGATGGCCGCAAGCGGCGGCGGTGCGTACTTCTTCCAGGAATCCGCGCCATACTTGGATTGATCGCGGCACTTCTTACAGATGGACCGAAGGCCCCATTTGTTGCCCTTGTGGTTTTGCTTATGGAAGAACTCGGCCGTAGCCGGTTTCTCCACGCCACACTTAGAGCAACGCTTAAGTGGAACTTCCATTGTACCCTCCGGATCCTGGCAAGGCAGCATCACCGAAGGAACGGCATGGCCTACGCGCTTTATTTCGTGATGTAGACACCGATCGCGATACCGCCCAATAAGGTGACGGCCAGCGTGCGCCACCCAGGTTGCCACGATTCGGTGATCTTACGGAACTCGTGGTTTTCAGCGGTCAATCTAGTCTCGGTATCCTGTAACCGCTTGAACTCGATCTCGGTCTTCTCAAACTCGAGCTCCTCAATAAACCGGCCCGGTGGGAGATCGAGCACCCGTCCGCTCTTGAGTGTGAGCGTGGATGGATCCCACATTCGCAACCGGTTTGATGGAGCGGGCTCCGCGGTAGCTCTTGCAGCGAGGAGGTTTACCGCAAGAGCTACCGCGATCCCTAACCTGGCTGGTGCGCGCATTACGACACGTCCGTGAACTCACCCGAGCCCGTGGAGGGCTTCGCTTCCACGGCCGTCTTACCCGCGGCTTCGGCCTTCTCGGCCGCGCTAGAACCGATCAGGGCAAGCATGAATGCCAGGCCCGTGCGGAGCCACGCTGGTGCCTTCTCGTTCCACCATCGGGTGGCCGTGAGCGCGGTGGCCAGCTTATGTAGGGCCACAAAGCCGCCGACGGCACCCATACCGAACTTCAATGCAGCGAGCGCCACGGAGCTCGTGAAGTGGGCGCTCGAGTCGGCTAGCGTGGTGGCCACCGAACCGGCCGCCGAGTACAGGAACGCGGTGAGCATCCCACCCATATCGCCACGTACCCACTTGCCACCATACCCATCGGGTAGATAGCGACGAGTCATCGCAACCGCGAAGATGATACCGAGCGCGCCAGCGAGCGCGAGCTCACCATGCTGCACGGCCTGCACCACCGGCCGTAACAGGTCAAGGATGGCGGATTGATCTGGAGATACCGCCGCAACGCTCGCAAACGCGAGTGTTACACCGAAGAACGCAAGGGCTAGGGATGCCAGTGCAACGAAGCTCAAACGAATTTGCGTAACCATTGTGACCTCCTACGAACAAGCATGGGGCACAAGTTGTGCCACGAGACCGCAACCCGTCTGGTACTCAGGCGGGACAAATTGGCAGACAAGCGCGAGCACCATGCCCACGATCATCGCAATCCGTGCAACACGTTTGGCTAATGCCTTCTCTTCTTCCGTTGTCATAGCTCACCATTCGATCGTCACGCCTTCAAGCCGATTGGTATGAATGGTTTCCGCTTCGATCCCGAGTGTGAGCCCCTGAAACAACGTACGCCACGATCCATTAGGGATTACGGCCGTTACGCCAGCATGGATGAGTGTCCCGAGAAGGAAGTAGATCGTGGGCGGTACGCGCTGGCCACATTGCCCAATGATCGGATTCCACTCGAAGCACTGATCGGTGATCTGCTGCGTCTGTTTGTAATCGAGCACGAGCGCACCCGCGAACGCGGTCTCGAGCGCGATATCCTTCTTCTGGATCCCGCCGCAACCGATCAGCGCGATGAGTGCTATATTACACAACGTCATAAGTGACATCCAATGACATAGCGGCATCACCTACCGTGCCACCACCTTCTAGCGTTATGTAGAACGCGATGTGTGTAGCGGATAGCGATTCGGTCAACCCTGTTTCACCGAGTGTGATAACCCCCGGGGCATTCGCCGAATTACTGTGCGTAGAGCCTAGCTGGAACTCGCCAAACGTTGACAGGGTTGTAAACAGTTTTGCGGAAATCGTTCCAGTCGCAGAAGTTTTGGACAGATGAACAGTCCACGCTTTTATGCGAGCACCGGCGGGTACCTGCACAGGGAATACAAGCCGCCCGGTTGTGGTACCTAGCTCCCATATACCGTTAGCATACACGGATGGTCCAGTAGCCTCGGGTTGTGCTGCAGTCGCTGGGATCGCTATGGTCTTCTCGCCATGCTTATAGGCGCCAACACCACTAACCGTAACGCTGGCAGCCGAGTCGAGTGTCAGATTTCCACTGCCATCGAAGAGGCCGTTAAGCCACGCGAACCAGAGGTAGGCGCGTCGCTACCAATAATTCATATATGTGGAA